TAGAGTTTTCTGCAGAAATTAGAACTTACCCAAATTCACCTACTCGGTGGGTAGCCTTCAATGTTACAATTGTGGACGTTCAGACTGGACGTATCAGAATCTCGCTACCACAACAGGACACACGCTATCTACCAGTCAGAGGTTTTTGGGACTTACAAGCCACATCATCTGTGGATAACACCTTCCAAAGAACCTTCCTAAGAGGACAGACATTCGTGACCCAGCAAGTGACAACGGTGGAGTGATATGCCAGACATTATTATAGTTCCGCCAGATAACGGTAACTGGTACCCCACACCTACAGGCCCTACAGGTCCTCTAAATGGTCCAACTGGTCCTACTGGTCCGACTGGCCCTACAGGTCCTCAAGGAGATTACTCTCGCTACTTAGGTCTTTATGACACATTAGCTGACCTTCAAGCTGCCAACCCAAGTCCAGTTCCAACTAACTGGGCTTTTGTTCGCGTTACTGGAAACGCAACACAATTACGTTTATATCGTCGTAGTAGTAACGCTTGGGTATTTGATACTTTAAATATTCCTGCAGGTGCAACTGGAGCGACAGGACCAACAGGTCGTACAGGCGCAACTGGTCCTCAAGGTAACCAAGGAAACGCAGGCCCTACTGGTGCTACTGGTGCTCAAGGTGTATCTGGTTTAGCTGGTGCTACTGGTCCTACTGGTACTCCTGGTCAAGGATTAAATCTTCTTGGAGAGTACCCAACGCTTTCTGCACTACAAGCTGCACGACCAACAGGTGTAGCTGGAGAAGCTTGGTTACTTGAAAACGGTAACTTAATTATTTGGGACACCGTTACTTCAGCATGGAAGAACGTAGGTAACCTAGAAGGTCCAACAGGTCCTTCAGGAACCGCAGGTCCAACAGGTGCAACAGGCCCACGTGGTACACAAGGTTTCCAAGGTGTTCAAGGTCCACAAGGTGATACTGGACCAACTGGACCAACTGGTCCAACAGGTTTTGCAGGACCACAGGGACCAACGGGTGTTCAAGGTGAACGTGGTTTCTCTGGTCTTCAGGGTAACGTAGGTCCAACTGGAGCAACAGGTGCAACGGGTCCAACAGGCGCACGTGGTCAAGGCTTTGCTGGAATCACATCTGTAACTCCAATTACTTTAAGCACTGGTTTAAAGACTTTTACATTAAGTATTACTGACCACCCATTTATTGTTAACTCTATTGTTAGAGCTGTAGCAAATACCAACGTCTTTATTGACGGTGTTGTAACAGCGGTAAACGGCGCTCAGATAACCCTAGACGTTAACTTCTTCCAAGGTGTTGGTGGAGAAATCTATAGCTCTTGGCAATTTACTATTGCTGGTGAGCCTGGTTTTACAGGAGCAACTGGTCCTACAGGACCTACTGGTGCCACAGGCGCTGCCTCTGTAGTTCCAGGACCAACAGGTCCACAGGGTATCTCTGGCGGTATTGATTTATCAGTTACTCGTTCTGCTAGCCAGTACGTTATTAACGGGTTAAATAATCCAACTATTACTGTTATCCGCGGTCTTCGTTACCGTATTGATATCAACACTCCTGGTTATACATTTAGAGTACAGACCTCAGCAGGCGTGTACAGCGCAGGCGCTCAATACACAACAGGATTTAGCAGTAACTTTGCTGCTGGTGTAGCAAGCGGAACTGTGTTCTGGGATGTTCCGTTTACTGGTCCTGCAACTCTTTACTTTGTATCAGAAGAAGATTCTGCCCTTAATGGTTCATTTACTTTAACAGCTGCTGGTCCTATTGGTGCAACTGGCCCTACAGGTGCGACAGGCGCTGCTAGCACAGTTGCTGGACCAACAGGTGCACAAGGTGTCGTTGGTCCTACAGGTCCTACAGGTTTAACTGGCGCAACAGGAGCGACTGGTCAAATTGGTGCCCCTGGTCCACAAGGTGCGACGGGTGCACAGGGTCCACAGGGTATACAGGGAGCTGCTGGTACGGCTGGTACGGCTGGTGCTGTCGGTCCAACTGGTGCAAGCGGTATAGCGGGTCCAACAGGTCCTCAAGGCGCTGGAATTTTTATCCTTGGTTCTTATAACTCATTAGCAGACTTGCAAACTGCACAACCAGTTGGTGCAACTGGTGATGGTTATTTAATTAATGGAGTTTTATTTGTATGGGCTGGTTCACAGTGGGTTAGCGCTGGAGCAATTCAAGGAGCAACTGGTGCACAAGGCCCACAAGGTCCACAAGGTCTTGTAGGACCAACTGGAGCTCAAGGTACACAAGGCCCACAAGGTATTCAAGGTGTTGTTGGTCCTATTGGTCCAACAGGTAACACTGGTCCAGTATCAACTACTCCAGGCCCTATCGGACCTACAGGTGTTCAGGGACCACTAGGTCCTACAGGTTCCACTGGTCCAACAGGTCCACAAGGCCGTGGATTAAACATCCTTAACGCGTTTACTACATTCCAAGAACTTACTGCAGCTGTTCCATCACCAGTAACTGGTAACCCATATTTAGTAGCTGGAAACCTATTTATTTGGGATGGCGACCAGTGGATTAATGCTGGTCAAGTACAGGGACCAACTGGAGCAACTGGTGTTGCAGGTCCTACAGGTGCCACTGGTATCCAAGGTCTTTCTGTAACTGGTCCAACTGGAGCCACTGGTGCAACTGGTCCTCAGCCATTTACAATTGTTGGAACTTGGCAATCAGGAATTAGTTACCAACCTAATCAAGCAGTCTTCTACGATACACCAACACTTAAAGGTACTTACGTTCGTAGAAACAACGCATCTACTGCAGGAATAACACCTGTAGATGACCCAGCAAACTGGCTAGTTGTTGTTGCGGCTGCTATTGGTAACACTGGTCCTACAGGAGCCACGGGTCCAACAGGAGCCACAGGTATTCAAGGACCTATAGGTAACACGGGTCCAACTGGTCCTACAGGAAACCAAGGTTTACTAGGTCCAACAGGCCCTACAGGCACTACACTATTGAACGTAGATGGTGGCGGCCCCGATACTAATTATGGCGGAGTTATAACTATCAACGGAGGAGACGTGAGCGGTAACTAATGGCAATTAAATTACAATTACGTCGTGGTACGGCGTCACAGTGGTCATCCACTAACCCTCTTCTTTCAGAAGGTGAACTAGGTCTAGAACTTGATACTGGAAAGTTCAAGGTTGGTAATGGTACACAAAACTGGAATGCGCTAGTATATGCCAGTGGTATCCAAGGTCCTACTGGACCTGCAGGTTCTAACGGTATTGCGGGACCAACAGGTGCTAATGGCTCCAATGGTGCTGCTGGACCAACAGGTGAACGTGGACCAACTGGTATCCAGGGACCTGCTGGAGATGGTGGAGTAGGACAACTGCTTCTTAACGACGCGCTGCTACAAACTGGAATCTATTTTCCAGTCGGAGCAGTAACTAGATTTACTAACGTGGTACAAACCGTGATACCACCGATTACGTTGATATAGGAAGGTAAATGAATGGCACGCAATATTGCGCCTGAGCATTACGTATTTAACCCAACCACTAAGACGGTTACTATTAACCGCTACATTAAGCGTATTCACCTATTCCTTATTGTTAACTCTGTCCGTAATAAGATTCTTTTTAACTTCTCTGATGCAGCTCAACCTATCACAGTAAGTTACATTTACCCAGATTACAGCATCGCTAATCCAACGGGTAATACAGAAACAAAAACTGTTATTCAGTTAAATGCTTCTGTTGATACAACAGGCATGCTCTCAACCGACACTATTCAGATTGTTGTTGATGACGAGCACCAGAAGGTAACTTTTGACGAGACCTTTATCGACGGCGCTCAAAAGCTTCGTACCTCACAGCCTCAGTCTTTGATGGATACAGACTTTGAATACTCTGTACAGCCTTCTAAGTGGGAAGCACTATTTACATCAAACGGTTACCCATCATTCTTTGCTAAGGCCTCTGGCGGTAACTCATTTGACGTTGTTTCTCTTATTGGAGATGGTGTACGACCACGCTCAACCATCACAGTAACAACCGCTCTTCCTCACGGTCTATCACCAGGGCAGATTGTTTCTGTTCAAGAAACTCTTAACTTCCTTGCAGAGGGTACATCTCTAGTTCAGGCCGTCCCTACAACTACTTCTTTCCAATACACAGCCCGTGGCATTGTTAGTGGCGACGTTGCATCAGGTACTTTAACTAGCGTATATGGTGGAGACATCTTTGACGGTGCCCACATCCCTGGCGGTAACTTCCCAATTGGTGGTCTTAATACTGCCTTGCGTTGGAGAGCAACTGTAGATGGTGCAGCGCCAATCTCTACTGTAAGAGTTCAGTTTGACCAGCCACACGGCGTCTTCCCAGGAAACCTTATCGTTGTTACTGGAACTAACAGCTTTGATGGTAACTGGCAGGTAACTAAGGTCGCTACTCAAACTACTCTTGAGTTTGCCCTATCACGTCAGCAGTCTGCAATCTCTGTTCCACAGAGTTCGCTTATCTTTACAAAAGGCGACGGATACGTAATCCAGCGTCCATTTGATGGCGGTGTTTCCCTTTCAACAGCGACTAACTCAATGGGTTCTTCTACTGTTCGTCAAACTCGTCGCTATTTCCGCTACCAGTCAGGTAAGGGAATTCAGTTCTCAACAGGTGCTCAGTTAACCCCTGTATACGATGTTGAGTCTTTAACTATTAATGGTGGTTCTGTAGGCCCTGCAATTGTTACAGTTAAAACTGTACAAGACCACGGTATGCAGGCTGGCGTTACTGTAGACATCGAAGGTGTTATAACTCGTTATGCTTACAACCCATTTAACGGAAATGACTTTACTGTAAGCAGAATTATTGACGTTAATACTTTTGAATACCCAGTTACTCTTACACAGGTACTTCCAACAATTGACTGGAACCCTGCTGGTATTAACGTATTCGTACACGCCCGTAAGTGGTTTGGTGCTGTTACACGTTGCGGTATGTTTGACGACCAGAACGGCTTCTACTTTGAGTATGACGGCCAGAAGATGTTTACTGTCCGCCGTCACTCTGAAAAAGAGGGCATCGGTCGTGTAAACGTAGTAAAGAACTCAAGCTTTGTTACTGGTCTAAACACACAGTTCCGTAAACAGCTTACTGTAGGACAGAGCATTGTTATCAAGGGTTCTTCCTACAAAATTATCTCTATTAACAGCGCAACCTCTATGAACGTCGCACCTGCTTACCGTGGTGCAACTGGTAACCGTACTCGCTACCTTATTACACAGAACGACCGCACACCACAAGAAAACTGGAATATTGACTACTTTGATGGGGAAGGCCCGTCTGGTTATAAGCTGGACATGGGTCGTATGCAAATGGTCTACATCGACTACACATGGTACGGTGCAGGAACTATTCGTTACGGCATGCGTGGTGTTAATGGAAAGATTGTTTGGTGCCACCGCGTTTCTCAGAACAACGTCAACAACGGTGCTTACCAGCGTTCAGGTAACCTACCTGCTCGTTACGAAGTTACAAACGACCCATCAATCTTTACAAAGATGGTTGCTGGCCCAACAGGTGTTCTTGGAACGCAGCTTGGTGCTAACGATACCGTTATGTACGTTGAGAACGGTTTGAACTTACCAGCTGCAGGATACGTATACGTACGTGACGCCGAAAACTGTGAAATCATGCGTTACTCTTCTGTTGGTGCGTTTGACCCTGTAAAGCGTGGTTATCCAATTAACATTGCTGAACGTCGCGCATCTATTACAAACGTCTACCCAGACACGCCGTTTACGTTTAGTGGAACTACAACTCCAGTAGTCTTTACTCCAGACTCATCTATCACAGGTGTTGGTGGAGACGCTCAGGTTTCAGTCCAGTCAATTACTCAGAACTGCGCCCCACTCATCAGCCACTGGGGTTCCTCAGTTATTATGGATGGCCGCTTTGATAACGATGAGAACTTTATCTTTACTGGTGGTATGACAAAGAACCTATCAATCGCAGCGGGTGTTACTCGTCCTCTACTTGCTCTTCGTCTAGCCCCATCAGTTGATAACGGTATTGCTCGTAACTTCGGTGTTCGAGAACTTGTTAACCGCATGCAGCTACAGATGAACTCTATTGGAGTTACAACTAACGGACAGATGCGTATTGACGCTGTTCTTAACCCTAACCAGATTGTTTATAACACATACACTCCAGCAAACCTACAGGCCTCTCGTGCTTGTACTGGTAGTGGTGGTGTAAACGTTATTACGGTTACTGACGCCGCTGGTACAAACGGTATTGTTCCTGGTATGACTGTATCAGGTACTGGTATTGGACCTAACGCTCAGGTAGCGACTGTTTCAGCTAACATTGTTACCTTATCAGTAGCTAACACAGGCACTGTTTCTGGTTCCCCTACTTTCGTCCCACGTACTGGATTTACAGGTATCCCAGACGACTGGGGTCGTGACCAGGTGGGTTCTGGTTCTTTGGCTCAGATTATCTACTTTGATAACTCAGGTCCTGGAGCGGGTAACGCCCAGGCTGCCTCTGGACGTATCTCTGGCGGTGACTCTGTTGCATCCTTCTACTCAGAAAATGGTGGTGGTGCTGCCAACTTCAACGTCTCAAACTTTGACCTTAGCTCTACCCGAGACCTTGGTAACTCCATTATTAGCGGTGACGGAAACGTCTCTAGCCCTAGCTACCCTAACGGCCCAGACATCATTGTCCTTACGGCTACCAATATCGGTACTGCAAACGCATCGATTGCAGCTCGTATCTCATGGGTTGAGGCGCAGGCATAATGTCTCCTGTTTACGATGTCCATAATTTTAAAGACGCTATACTTTTAATGACCTCGGAAGGTAGGTAAAGACCCATGCCAGACTATACATCGCTTAGCACGCAGATTGATGCGGTTAAATCAGAGATTACCTCTAGCCTAAACGCTAGTACGTATACTGCTCAAGACCTCATCTATGTTGCTAAGGCACTTGAAACAATGGGCACCCTTCTGGGCGTCAATGACATTGTTGCTGCTACTGCAGACCGCGTAGCCGCAATCAATACTGCTGGTACAACACAGGTTACTGCTGTTAACTCCGCAGGCACAACACAGGTTTCTGCGGTTAACACTGCGGGAAATAATAAGGTCGCTGCAATCGCTGCAGAGGCCGCTAACTTAACCGTACTAGCGTATATAGGAGTACTCGACTAATGCCAACAACAGTAACACGTTTTAGAGCACTTACTGCTGGAACCACGGATGCTTCTGCGTATGCGGTTCCTGCACTAAACACTGCAATTGTAACAAACGTAATTCTTGCTAATAAGACTGCAGCAACCCGAACCGTAACAGTAACAGCTGGTGGTTTTGCGTTTTGCTCAGGACTTCAAGTTCCTGCAAATGGGACTGTAAATTTTGATGCTCGCTTAGTTTTGAACGCCGCTGAAACAATCACTGTTACTGCAGACGTAGCTGCTGCTGTAGATGTGACGATTTCAGGCGTATTGATTTCTTAATAATAGGAAAAGGACAGGTATATAAATGGCAATCTCCTCAAGTAAAGACTTTATTGTCTTCCCGAATGACAATTCGGGTCGTTTGTTTATTCAAGAGGCCACCTTTACAGCCAGTGGTACCTGGACTGCTCCTGCTGGCGTCACTAGTGCTCAAATCGTCCTTGTGGGCGCGGGCGGCGGTGGCGGTGGCGGTTCCCAAAACGTAGCTGGCGGTGGTGGCGCTGGTGGTCAGGTAATCGTTCGTAACCTAACAGTTGTTCCTGGAACAACCTATAACGTAACAATCGGTGCTGGCGGACAGGGTGGTCAGGGCGCAATTAACGCTGCTGCTGACGTTGTTAACACTCTACCTGGCGGTAACGGCTCTGCAACAATTTTCGGCAATATTACTATTGCTAACCTTCTTGTTAACTCAGACTTTGATTACAGCGTACAGTCATGGGATTCAGCAACATACTACCGTTCAGCAACTGGTATCTCTGGTGCTTCTGCTATTACTGTATATCCAAACGCTGCGGGCCTTACAGTAGGTCAGCGTGTAACTGGTACTAACATTGGTACAAACGCCACCATCGTAGGTATCTCAGGTAACGTAGTTAACCTATCAGTAGCTAACGCAGCTACTGTTGCTTCTGTTGTTGGCTTCTCACAGGGTGAATCTATCGTACGTCCTTCTAACGTATTCTTTAACAACATCTCATCTGCGGCTTCTGACATCACAACTAACCCACAGACAGGTAATACTGCTGGTTCTCCTTACTTCCAGAACCTATCTAACAACCTTTTGCAGCCAAACATTGCACAGTTGGAAGAAGCAGCTACTATTACAAATAACAACATTCGTCAGTACGGTATTGCACTATCTACATTTGCAATTACCAATACAGGTGTTCCAACTAAGCTTCCAGAAATGGTCGGCGGATACACACGCACAGTAACAACCGCTCTAAGCTCTGCTGTAGTAACTATGAACTCTACTGTAGACATCTATCCAGGCATGTACCTTGTAGGTTCAATGTTTGCGACTGGAACTGTGGTTCTAAGCGTTGACAGCGCTACTCAGGTTACTGTTTCTGCAGCTGCTACCCAGGTCTCAAACAACGCATCAATCACAGCTTCTTACTCAGGAGCCTTCGGTGTTAACGCGCTTATTGCTTCTACTAGCGTTTCAACCTCTGGCGGTTCACCAACGTGGCTTCAGCTATCAAACATGAACTCTACTTCACAGTCAAACGGTACACAGACATCTGCAGGCCTACAAGGTATTCCATACCAGCCAGGTGCTACATACACAATGTCTGCATACGTTTCTGCAAACGCGGATGTTCTAGCTGCTACAAGCGTCCTATTCCAGCTTCGTTCAGCTGGTGCTTCTTGGAACGCTATTTCAAACCAGGCATTTGCTGGCGGTTCTAACTCAGGTACAACTAACTCAATTGATGCTGGTCAAGCAAACGGATTCTTCGTTAAGCAGGCAACACCAGCAGCCCTACCAGGGTACGGCGGAAACGTCACAACAACTGCTGATGCAGCTAACGGTGCTACAACAATTACTGTTGCAAGCAACTTTGGTATCTTGATTGGTATGGTTGTAACGGGTTCTGGTCTTCAGTCTGATACTCGCGTAAGCAACGTTGTTGGTAACACTATCAGCATTAACAAGACAACTAATGCTCCATTGACCACTACATCTGTTACTTTTGCAAGCAGTGGTCCTCAAATTATTGGTTCAAACGTAACAGTTGGTCAAACAGGATGGCGCCGTATTTCAGCAACATTCACAACACCAGGAATTGCGTCCGCACTAGCTAATGGTACATACCAGTTTGGTTCAACACCGCAGTTTATCCACCCTGTAATTATTCTTCAGCAGGGCTCTGTAAACTTCTGGTTTGACAACATTCAGCTTGAAGTTGGCAATACAGCTACGACATGGCGTCCACCTGTATACCGTGAGGCCCAGTCTATGCTCATGCAGACCAACTCTGCCGCTGGTGGAAACCTTGAAACTTCACACCGCTTTGTACGTGTTCAGCCAAACACACAGTACTCAGGTTCTGCGTTCGTAGTGGCTACTGGTACATCTAACCAGTACCGCCCAACTCGTGCGTTTATTGAGTACTTTGATGCTGACTTCAACTCAGTACTTCGTACAGAAGGTAACAACGTATTCTTGCCTATCTCTGGTGTAGCAACATCTACACAGCAGATGCCAGCAGTTACTTACCCAGTACGTCTTGCAGTTAATGGCGCAACCTCGCCAGTAAATGCTCGTTGGGCTAAGTTCGGTATCATGAACCTTAACGGCGCTCAGTCTGCCACAGGTACAGCTATTGAACACCATATCCTTGCACCACAGCTAGAGCCAGCAGCAACTGTTACTCCATACAAGAAGGCTGATAACGTCAACTACTTCTATGCTGGTCAGCCAGGTATGACTCCAATCGTTTCATCTCTTGGAACTGTTGCTGCAGAAGGTGGCGGAGGTGGAGGTACATTTAACTCTAACTCTACACACTGGCAGTACGGCCTTGAAGGCGGAAACAACGGCGGTCACGCTGTTCAGAACTCTAACACTACAACTACCCTTGCTGGTGGTGGCGCTGGAGCAGGTGGCTACGGTCAGCCTGCACGCATCTACGGTGCTGGTGTTTCTGGTGGTAACACTATTGATGGTTACCGCACAACCGCAGGTGGTTCTATGCAGACATGGCCAATGCGAGGACACCAAGGTGGATACGCTCTATGGAACTCTGGTACCAACAACTTCCACGTTCAAGGTGAAGCTGGTCACGGTGGTCCTGGTGTTCTTCTTAATGGTCTTAACTCTGGTTCAACTCTAGGCCTACCACTTGCTGGTGGCGGCGGTGGAGCTGGCTGGAATGCTAACAACTCTATTAACCAAGCTACACCTGGTATTGGTCAGAATGGTGGCGGTAAGGGTGCTCCAACATGGTTGGCAACCCAGGCTTCTACTACACCTGACTACTACGCTCGTGGTCTTGACGCAATTGCTAACACTGGCGCAGGTGGCGGTGGTGGTGGTTCTAACTGGACTAACACTCCAAACACACTTATTACACACAACTCTGCTAACGCAGCAGTTAACTACGAAGCATTAACATCCGAGTTCTTTAAGTGGAACCCTGTTTACAATGCATCAACTGTAATCTCAGCACAGGCTGGTTTCTATGGTTCAAACGTTCTACGTGCGACCATCCAGGATACTGGTAACGCAAAGATTACAACTTCATGGCAGTCCTTCCCAATCCTTCCACGTATTCCACTAGTATTCCCTGGTGTGGCTGCGCGTCTAACCACTGCTCCTGGCGGTGCTACATCGTCACAGTTCACTGGTCTACCAAAGCGTGTACGTCCAACAGTTCGCTGGAAGAATGACCGTAACGTCATCATTCGTGAAGACCGCCCTCCATTTGATATCCAGTTCTCTGGTACAAACACCGTCACCTTCCTAGGTGCAGCGGGTGCAACATCAGGTATCTGGCAGACATTGGCAGCTCCAGCAGATGCATCATTCTTTGATGTAACATGGGAGCTCCTATACATGGATGCTGGTGACGTTGTTGACCTAGACTTCGGTGGTTGCCAGTATTACGGATACCAGAGCTTCGGCGGTAACGGTGCAGACGGTTACGCTATGATTCGCTGGTTCGACAAGGCAACCCTCTAAGGAGATAGAAAATGGCTAAATTCGCACTCGTTGATGACAACATCATTACTCAAGTACAGGTTGCTGAGGATATTGATTCCCTTGGACCTCTTGCACTTCTTTTCGAAGTCGTGCAGGTTGACGGCCTATCACCAGAACCATCACGTGGTTGGACCCGCGTTGATGGCGTATGGTTCCCACCAAGCACACCTGAAGCAGCAAAAGAACTTTGGAACGGCTCTGGCTTTGAAGCAATCGAAGCACCTGCTGAAGAAGAAGAAGAACCTTCAAAGAAAGGCAAGTAACCAATGGCCATTTCATCACAGCCAACAGTTCTAGCACAGTCTAATGATGCCTACATTAACGTAGGTGTTACAGGCCGTCTTCAGACCTTCTCGGCAGCAACAGGTACACTAGCTATCAACCCAACCAATGGTTCATTTATCCGAATCACTAACTTGGTTGGCGCAGTCACCGTAAACTGGACAGGCGTGCCTTCTGGTTATGGTACTCGCTGGCAGGTTGAGGTTCGTAACCGTGGCGCTAACGCAGTTGCGTTCAACGGTGTCACATGGGATGGTGGCTCAGCTCCAACTCTCGCATCTGGTACAAACGCATCAGTCCTAAGCTTCTACTCACCAGACGGTGGAGTAACTGTTTACGGACGCCTTGAGTTTGCAACCCTCGTCTAATATAGATTAGAAATAGCTCCCCGCCGTCCTCAGGGACTGGCGGGGCTTTTCTATTTAAGGATACAATTCATATATGAAAATAGCCGTATACACCATCGCATTAAATGAAGCACAGTTTGTCGAACGTTGGTACGAGTCTGCAAAAGAAGCAGACTACCTAATGATTGCTGACACAGGTTCGGCAGACGGTACTGTGGAGAAAGCCCGCGAACTAGGTATCACTGTTCACACAATAAGCGTACGTCCATGGAGATTTGATGACGCTCGTAACGCAGCCCTTGCCCTACTGCCAGATGATATTGACTACTGCATCTCTTTAGATATGGATGAGGTACTCGAACCAGGCTGGCGAGATGAGATGGAAAAGATACCTGCAGGTTCTACCCGTATACGCTACAACTACACTTGGAACTTTAACCCAGATGGGACACCAGGCCTAACATTTGCTGGAGATAAGATTCATGCACGTCACGGATACCGATGGCAACACCCTGTACACGAGTGTTTATATACAGACCGTTTAGTTGAGAAAGAATACTGGAGTCAACTAGGGCTATGGCATAAGGCAGATGACAGCAAGTCTCGTGGTCAATACCTCCCTCTGCTTAAGTTATCTATAGAAGAAGACCCGCACAACGACCGTAACGCCTACTACTACGCACGTGAGTTATTCTTTCACGGTCAAATAGAAGAAGCCCTAGTCCAATTTAAACGCCATCTATCTTTGCCTAAGGCGCTATGGAAAGCAGAGCGAGCGTCCTCTATGCGTTATATAGCTAAGTGTTCTACAGATGAAGCAGAAAAGCTTAAGTGGTGGAAGCTTGCTGTTCAAGAGGAGCCTGCCAAAAGAGAAGCTTACGTAGAGCTGGCACAGTATCACTATGACAGTGGTCGTATTGAAGAGTGTTACATGTGGGCTAAGAAGGCAGTTAATATTAAAAACAAAAGCATGGACTATTTAAATGAGGCATTTGCCTGGGGCGCAACTCCCTATGACCTAGCTGCTGTATGTGCATTCTGGCTAGGAGAAAAGGATAAAGCCCTTGAATACGGAACCATTGCAGCAGAGTTAAGCCCTACAGATGAGCGCATAATCGGTAACCTTGAACTCTACAAGAAGGCGGTAGAAGATTGAGAGCTCACGCACCAGGCGGTCGCTTTGATGCAGACTTTGAAACCGACAAGGTACTAGAAGGCGTAGACGCAGACCTCAAGAGGCCTGTAGGAACTACCGCTCAATGGTTTATCTGGGACCCTGTTGCTACCGTGCTTGACCCTATTTATGATGTAGGACAAGACCTATCTACCGCAACTGGTGGTCGTATGTGGCGAGGCCCATTTGAATTACCAATTGTCAGAGCCGTAATTAAACAAGGTGGAGTAAAGAACAGTCAACGCGGTTACTACGGCGCAGACTCTTTACACCTCACCCTTAATGCTGAAGACGTAGAGAAAATTGCACCAGGGGTTATTGGTAACCCAGACCTACAAGCTCGTGGCCGTATCCTATGGAAGGGCCAGGTATATCGCCCTTATTACATCCAACAGGCAGGCATTGTTGCTGAAAGATTCACCCTCTTGGTTGTAGAATGTATGCAGGTCATGGCCGACGAAATGGTCAACGACCCACAGTTCCTGGCACTTGCTGGGTATATTAAATAGGAGACGCCATGGCAGTTATTCACCAAGCTTTTACAGTAGGAACAAGCCCAGTTTTGCTTGCTACTATCCACGCTAAGAACCCAGAGACAACTGTTCAAATCGTTAATGACGATAACAACAGCATCTATATCGGCGACATCACTGTTGCAACCAGCGGCGTAGACAAGGGTCTTACAGTAAAGAAGGACTCTGTGTATAGCATCAGACTAAATGCGGACGATAAGCTCTACGGTATCGCGGCTACCTCTACTGGCGCTAACGCTGTATCCGTTCTCTACTCAAGCGTGTTTGCATAATGTCTAAAGATACTAACCCTTGTTGGGACGGCTACGTCCAAGTAGGTATGAAGACTAAGGGTGGCAAGAAAGTTCCGAACTGCGTCCCCGCAGGTTCTGGCAAAAAGAAAGTCTCCAAACCAAAGAAAGCGAGCAAGTAATATGTGTGCTACATGTGGATGTATGGGAAAGAAGAAGGCTGCTAAGAAGGTCGCTAAGAAGGCGGCTCCAAAGGGCATGTCATCTAAGCAGAAGAAACTTGATATGGATAAAGACGGCAAGCTAGAAGGCTCAGACTTCGCTGCCCTACGAAAGAAGAAGAAGAAGTAATGTGCGCCACCTGTGGCTGCGGTAAGCCAAAAGACAAGCATGGTATGAAGACCCTACAAGCTGCTAATAAGAAGTTCGCTAAGAAGGCTGCTCCAGCAAAAGGCAAGAAGTCCTCAATGGTTAGAAAGAAGGGCATGTAATGGCTACCTTTAACTTCGGCAAGTACACAGAGGCCAAGGATAAGAAGAAAGATGCCAAGATGACCAAGGGTATGACCCCAGCTCAGAAGGCAAAGTTTGAGAAGGCTGACAAGGCTCACGGAGCTAAGAAGAAGCCTAAGACCATGGCTGAAGATAAGAAGATTGACGCCAAGATTATCAAGAAGATTAAAAAGAAGTAATACGCTTAGGGCCCCGAAAGGGGCCCTTTGCTTTATCCTTATAGTGAATCCATGCGGGATTCAAAGCTTTACCCCCTGCGTTGTACCTTGCGAAATCTAGGATGGACATGCCTAAAAAAGTATCCTCAGCATCTGACACAGACTTCAGACGCGAGATTAATAAGGCCATTCCTGGTAATGCTGTCACTGCAGCTTTGGGAGCTTTGACTGTCGCAAATGTACTACTGGGGAGACACGTTGCTAAGCGTAGACAATCTCGTAGAGGCTAAGGCCTCCGAAGGTTCATCAGAAATGACTGCAGCTCTTCGTGAGCGTGCAGTAGCTGCTGGCTGGCCTGCTGATGTAATCCCCCAAATGTCCGTCCAGTTTGACGGCTCTAATTTAAACTACAACGTCCCCGATAAAGCATGGGACCTAGAGTATGGTGAGCCTAATAAGTCCGCCCCAACCTCTGTTATGCGAGGTTTGAATTACCGACTATCTGGTTTTATGGATGAAATAATTGACCACGAACTCCTTGACCGTATGGTTATGGAAGACGAGGTGTTCCATGGGTAGCCCATTTATCATTGCGGAAGATGAGGCAATCAAGAACTACCTTCAGGGTATGGTTGTTGCTGATGAGAAGTCGGCTGCAAATAACGGCCCTACTGAAACAATTAAAACTAGACCAGTAAAGGTCTGGTTCGGGTATCCAGATGTGGAAGCCCGCGCACAAGAGTTTCCTTTTGTCACAATAGATTTGATTGATGTTGTTCCAGCTAACGACCGACAGGTTCAGGGAAAGCTACACGATGGAGACTACCGTGGAACTATCACAGCTGTGCCAGGTCTAGCTTACCAGTATGACTACCCAATTGCTTACGACCTTATTTATCAACTTACAACATATGCAAGACATCCACGACATGACAGAGCTATTCTGTTTCAGATGTGGAATAAGTTTCCATCCAAGTACGGCGTCCTGCCTGTAAGTAATCAGTTAGGAACTGAATACAGCAAGCGGTCTATGTTCGTGGATGGATATGCAAAGCGAGATACGTTTGAGGATGCGGAAAGTGGAAACCGACGCCTCCTACGTAACGTCTTTACATTAAGGGTGGTTAGCGAAATGACTCCAGCAACAGCAGCCGCTGCAATACCTGCAGTTACTACTGTCAATCTTAACCTTCCAGTAAACAACCAGACGTCTATCCCTTCGGTCTACGAAATCTTGTAATAAACGGAACCTACGTAAAATCTATCTAAGGAGATAATCTAAATGGCATTTCAACGCCCTGGGGTGTACGTTCAAGAAACGTTAAACCCTGTACAGCCAATCGCTGGCACCAACTCAGAGTTTATTACAGCTTTTGTTGGTGAAGACGACCGTGGCCCTATTAACACCCCTACACTTGTAACATCTTGGAACCAGTACGTAACACTATTTGGTTCTTGGAACTCTTACACTAACAATGATGTACCACTTGCAGTTTATATGTTTTTCTCAAATGGGGGAAGCCAGCTTTACGTAACACGTGTTGCAGCAAGCCCAGGTCTTTCTACACGCTCACTTAATGACCGAGCTGTTAGCGCTTCAGCAACTCTTCAGGTAGCTGCTAAGAACCCAGGTCGTTGGGGTAACGATTTAAACATTTCTATCTCTAACTCTATTGAGACTGGCTACTTTGACCTAGTTGTCTATAGCGGCGGTACAACAGACTCTAACGTTGTAGAGACATTTACTCAGCTATCAATGACAGCATCTGACGCACGCTACGCACCAACAAATGTTAACGTGGTATCTAACTACGTAACTTTAACAGACCTAAACTCTTCAAACACTGGAACCACAAGAAACCCAGCTGTTGTTGTTAACCAGCCACTTGCTGGTGGGTCAGTCGGAAACGCAGTTTCAGTTACTGAATACACAGCAGGACTTGCAGCACATGATACTGTCCTTCAGTCTTTGGTTCTTAACTTGCCAGGTCAGACAGCTGTAAACGTTGTCAACGCTGCAATCAGCTACGCTGAAGGTCGCGATGATGTGTTTGTAGTTGTTGATGGAATTGACAACACTCCAGCAGACCAACTTGTACGTTCTGGTCAATACACACCAAGCTCTCTAGCTGCTGTTTACTACCCACCTCTTACTATTACAGACCCAACCTTAGCTCCTGGAGCTACCACTGGTAGAACTCTAACTGTGGGTGCGGGAGCGGCTGTAGCAGGTCTCATCTCTACCACTGATAACTCTCGTGGAGTTTACAAGGCGCCCGCTGGTTTGCAAGCTCGTCTTGCTGGTGTTGTATCAACACGTCAGCTTACAAATGCAAATCTTGACTCTCTTAACACAGCTGCAGCACCTGTAAACGCTATCCGTTTTATCCCAGGTTCAGGCTATGTGGTAATGGGAGCAAGAACTCTTAAGGCAGGCTACATTGATAAGTACGTACCAGTACGTCGTTCGCTTATCTACTTACGTAAGTCTCTTACAGACCTTACTCAGTTTGCTATCTTTGAGCCAAACAACGAAGGATTGTGGCGTCGTCTAGATGCAACAGTATCTTCATTCCTAACACAGTTCTGGTCACAGGGAGGCCTACGCGGCACTACTCCTAGCCAGGCATTCTTTGTCAAGGTTGATGCTGAGAACAACCCTCAGTACCTAATCGACCAAGGCCAAGTAAACATTGAAGTTGGC